AACTCAGGTAGTCCGTACTTCAGTAAGCGTAGGAAAGTCACGCATATAACTACGCCTTGTGACGTTGGTTACAGTGGAGAGAGCGTCATCCAGATCCTAGATGGTGTCAACTGGAATGCTGCCGCTGTCTTAGGCTGGCGCGGACAAGAGGGAGGTCCTAACGCTGAAGATGTTAAACAACGTGTGGTGTGGATGTTTCCATACGCTGTGAACATCTGTGAACTACAGGTGTATCAACCTTTGATTGAATCCTCTCAGCGTTTCAATTTGGTTCCTGCTTGGGTTAGTATGGAATCGGTTGATGAGGAAATCACCAAATTATTTGACTCTAAGAGTAGTGATGACCTCGTTATTTGCACCGACTTTTCTAAGTTTGACCAACACTTCAACAAGTACTTACAAGCGTGTGCCCAAAATATACTGCGCAATCTGCTTGTCAATGATGCCAAACATGAAAGGTGGCTTAGAAATGTCTTCCCGGTTAAGTACATGATACCGCTTGCTTATCAACCGGGACAAGTTAGATTCGGGTGGCACGGCATGGGTTCTGGTTCCGGAGGGACCAACTGCGATGAGACCCTCGTGCATAGAGCGTTGCAATATGAAGCAGCTCAGAAACACCGAGTCAAGTTAAACCCTCACTCGCAGTGTCTAGGCGACGATGGGGTTATCAGTTACCCCGGGTGCACTGTGGATGAAGTAGTTGAAGCATATACATCGCATGGTCTGGAAATGAACCCCAGCAAACAGTATGCTTCAACCCAAGATTGCATATATCTAAGGCGGTGGCATCACAAAGATTACCGCGTTAACGGGATATGTGCAGGGGTATACTCAACTATGCGGGCTTTGGGTAGATTGAGGTACCTCGAACGCTATCAGGATCCTTCGTACTGGGATTCTCGTGCAGTGGCTCTTCGGCAATTATCCATATTGGAGAATGTGAAGTATCATCCATTAAAGGAAGAGTTCGTCGAATTTTGCATGAAGAGGGATAAATATCGCCTCGGAATAGATATCCCACATTTTCTTAGCGATATACGGCAAATCGCTGAGGAAAAGATCGAGCACATGCCAGACTTCCTGGGCTATACTAAGACTTTGCAAAGTGGAACAGATCCAACTGGGGGAATTGAGTCTTGG